TCTCATTTCACCGCTCGTTCGCCAATATGCTGCTGCAATGTTATCTAATCTCTTCTGATCTTGATTTATAATATTCATCTACCCTCCTTAAAAAGTTATGTGCATATTTTTTAAATTCTTCTCCCTCAACAATAAACTCTTGGTAATAATTATCTTTACTACACATCATCACAACACCTTTTGTAATTTGTGTATCAAATAAAATATTATGCGCCATTGCATATGCAGATAGCTGCATGAAGTAGTCATCGATCCACTCTCGACGCTTCGGTTTATTGGTTTGTTTGAAGTCTATAATTGCATCCTGTCCTTTGTGTATTCCAACTAAATCAGTTTGGCCTGCGTACAGTCCAGGATAATACAGAGTACATTCTGTACCATAAAATTCTGTTACATTATTTAATCCACTTTGAATAACTTGTAGAGCCATGTTGTGTGCTTGTTTACCAACAGATGTTTCATCCAGGTAACCCTCACCCAATACATACTTTTCAAGAATCTTGTGCATCGCGGTCCCCCGTGCAGCAGACTCATCCACGATCCGCGCCGCATTCTCCTCTCCCATTTTCTCTCGCCACGCTCTCAACGATTCGCGCTTCTCTTCCGACTGTGTAGCATCGAGAATAGTGGTCACCGATGGCAGCTTCTCTTGATCAAACACATAGTGCCGTTTACCTTCTATCTTCTCCCGTTGAGTCTTGGGATACCTATAACAATTATTTTTTTTCATTCTTTATAACCCATCCTTTTTATCTTATATTTATTAACAAAATTTTCTTCAATAGACTCATTATATAAATCTAATATGGCCTGACACATATCAATACTAACCGCTGATTTTTTGTTATTTGCTTCCCACGTACAAAAAATTGTATTAACAGGTGTGTATCCATGTTTTACATTAATTCGATCAGCAGATACATTTGTAATTGTTTTCTTTTTAATTCCTTTAATCATTGTCATTGTAACTCTTGTATAAGGACATACCAATCCCCATTTTTTTTTCTGGTCTAACCAATGTTGCCACCATTCTTCCCATGTAAATTTAAAAGATAAATTTTTATAACGGGCATTTTTTTTAGATGAACCAAACAAAGCTCGGATATATCCATGCTCTGTGTTCATGTATTTATTTTGTGTTTTAATCTTTAAATGACGAGTTCTTTTTCTGTAATCTAAAACTTCAGGAAGTTTACCTCGTGGAACCCACACTCCAGGTGATGTTTCGTAATAAGGTTTTTTAGTTCTGTAACCCTCACGAGTTACATATTTAATATTATATCCTAAAGGTTTTCCTCCCATAATTATTCTAGACTCATCAATTGTTTATACTCTTCTAAATTTACTACTTTATTATTCATTACTTTTAATTTACGTTCTGAATAGTGTTCTATAATTTTTTGTACACCCTCCATTTTTACGTGCACAAAAGGCCAGATAGCACAACATACATAAAACGCATCTCTGTGAGTACATCTCCAACGCCATTGTTTTTTCCAACCAACAGCATATGGAGTTTTGTACCTTTTTTCTCCGACGGTCCCTACCCCTAAAACTTCTTTTACCCACAACAAAACAGATTTATCAGTCATAGCCATTTCTAATCTTATCTGCCAGGTGGGATATGCTTTTTTATTATGACTTCTTTTTCTCATGTATTGTTTGTAAGATATACAACCTTCGCCATCAAATAGCCCTGCAATGTATGCGGCCTCAACTTCTGTCATTTTTTATCCTTGTATAAAGTCTCTGTTATATCGTTGTAACCATCATAATAATAACCGGTCACTTCTTTTTTTCTGTTGTATTTCTTTTTAGATTCTACTTTCTTACTTTTAAATTTTGGTGTTCGAAGTTCCTTGGCTACAGGATTCTTTTTCACTGTAGCCTCGCATGAGCTGCCATTCGGTCTAACTCTTCAATTGTAGGCTCTTCCATTAGAAGCTCGCCCTCTGATTTACATTTCTCACATTGTATAATCATATCATAAATTTTTTTGTATCCATTACCCTTACATTCTGGACAAATATATTTATGGT